CGAAAACCGTCCTTGGCAATGGTGTCGGTAAGGGTTTATACTGTTGAATCTTCTGGGTTTCAAAGCCCGCGGGAAGCCGTTGGTCCCCGACGACTACTTTCGTGAGTCAATACGGCCATTTTATTCTTTAATGCCGTCCATAACACTGGATTCGGCCTCTGTTTTAGTTCTATTGGCACAGAACTTGGACAATCGCTCCTACGACCCCAGAGAGGGATTTGCTTATAAAGATGAACATTATTTTTAGGCACCTCGAGTACATACTGACTCCAACAGTCGGCCCATAACGGTCTTACAAACTGTGAGACAATCTCAAAAGGTATTGGCTTTAATTCATCCAACCCATCAAAATAATTTTCTATCCTTAACTGCGACTCAACAGGGATCCCATATCTCGACTCAACCAACAACCGGGTATTTATCCCTGGTACTCCTCGCAATGCCGTCTCCTTAATGGCCTGAACCATCCGGTCGACGTCATAACGTGCGATTCTCTGTCGGCGAACAAACGAAATCAAGGAATTCTTCGTAATGCCTGTCGTCATACGTAGGGCGTGCTCGGCTAAAGCTCCCAAAATTGGACACGAACCATATTCATATAACATTGATAATGCCTTAGATCTCAACAATTTCTTTAAAACCCGATCTCCGGAAGCAACATATTGCCTCGACGTCCAACCGAATTTGAGCATTGCGTTAAGTGGGCTCGTTACGTTAATGCGATCAATTGGATCAAACACAATTCCGCAAAAACTTGCCTCCGATATGGATGGCACCTCTTCTAACTTAACTAAGAGACCTAAAGTTTCGAAATCCTCTTTGGTGGGGGGCACTCCGTCTACACGTGTAACTCCATCATCTCCCTCAACCACCATGGTACATTTCGAACCTCGCTCATGGCATAAAAAGTTCATAAACATTAAATTCGCAAACCCGTTACCCAACGACGTACACATCTCACCACTCATCCTGGTAGCATCTATATCAACGGTAAACTTGCCAAACTTACAATGATTCCGTCCCGCTATTATATTATTTACATCCGCCATAAACTGTTTATGTTCAGGCAGTCGCGAAGACATCCAATCGTATAGTTCGATTTCACAAGCTTCCATGAGGTCTTTCGTAAACAAAGACTCAAAAGATGTGTAGTCCGTCACCAAATATCGCCCGCCCTCACAATACAGCATATCCATGATGTATGAAGGACGGTCTGGGACCGGAACATGTTTGATAAACGAGGGGTGTGAATACACTGATTCTTCAATCAACTTAAATATGGGGCCGACCCGACATTTAAATATATCACTCCGGGAATTTATTGGGCGTGCGTGCTTATATACATCCGCCTCTACATAATATTCCTCCTTGATAAATGAATTCACCCCGCTTACTTCGGGATCTTTAGTGGCATCGCCGGTGTAGTCCTGGAACGCAAACAGCAATTCCTTTCTTCTCCACTCCGGGTAGTTCGTATTCTCCACCCAGCGACGCACTGAGCAATCCGCATCTTGCTCTATTGGTACAAATTGATGCCTGACAAAGGCTTTGCAAAAGGCTCTAAATCTCTCAATTAGCTTCTTTCGCTTGTCAGGATCTACAGGCTTGGAAATGCACTTATCTGCATCTCGACAATACCTGTAGGCTGCGCCCGCTAAACCCGTGTTGCGATCCTTAAGGTCAGATTTGGGTGGGCAAGCTCCTTCTATGTGAATTCCTAACGAGACTGAATTCGCTATCCGATCCTCTTCCAATAACGGATCGGCTTTGATCGTAAATTCAGTTCCCTCCTTCACACCGGGAATATCAGCTTGCTTCACCTCCCCAAACCTATACCCATAGGCCACCACACGACGGCTTAATTTAGCAGGCGAGAGAGAAAAGGGGCAGTCACCTCCCTTTCTTGCGACTGCGATATAGCATACCCATGTGCAAAGTCAACTGTGTTCTGGAGAATATTCTCCTTCTTTAAGGTATTACCTCTCGAAAAGTTGACGAAATGCATGCTGGCGGCTTGCTGGTTCAGTGATTCAAACACCAAATCAGTATCACGTCCAGCGGGCATGATTTTAGGATTACACATCTGCATAAAAGCTTCAATAGATATCTTACGCTCCGCCTCATCAATGCGCACCTCCTCAAAGGAATTATCGCTAAAGATCGGTACATAAGGTAAATAAGTAGTCTTAGTTATGAGATATTTGGCATATATAGGATTCACATACAACATATCCTTCGCTCTATGCGATTCAGGACGATCATCCTCGTGTTCTTCATTGAGAATCTTCGAGATGTTGTACTTAAAGTGAACCTTATATTTAGAGTATAGCTTCTTCTGAGTCCAAACTATTCCGGAGGAAAATGCATTCCTAACCACGGTAAGTAAAGACGCTGCTAATGCTCCGCCTAAAGGTACAAGTGTAATCCAAGGGCTTACCTTGCAAATGAGGGTTTGGCCGGCCAAGATCGAAAACAAAAGAAAGAATAGTATCGCTCCAGCCAAAACGGCGAGCACTATTTTGCGCCAATCTAAATACGGCACAAACTGATCAAACTCAAAATTGAGTTTGGCAGCTTTCCTTTGGACCCAGCTAACCCGCTCCTGTTCGCGCTGTAAGGCTTCAGCATTTTCTGCTGCCTTCTTCGCCATTACGGCTTCTTCTTTAGCACGATAGTAAGCATCATCCCCAGTTTGCCGACCGAGATCGTTTTCAATTTCACGTTTCTCGTCGATTGCCTCCCGCAAAGCATCCCTAGTCCCTGCTTCACGGTCTGTCATATCCTTGAGCTGCTCCTTTAATTCGGCGCCGCTACGGTTGGCTTTGACTTGCCATTGACGTTTGGTCTTACAAAATCTGGCTTTATGGCCAGGTTTGCCACATAAATTACAAATCAACTTATCAATATTACATTGACCAGCGGAGTGCCCAATTCTACCGCATCTAGTGCAGGTTGGCTTTCCATTGGCGTTGAAAGATTTACGACTTTGATTGCGATAGGCCTCATATTCAGGGCCACCAATCGCAAAAGGTTCGTCGACCTTCTTCGGGTTGGAGTGGCGGGATTTTCCGACCACGGGGATGCCGATCACTTGTGACCACTTCCCATCGTGTTCGTAATTCTTACCCTCACCATCTTCAAATTCGTTCAACGTGTTTAAGGCATCAAACATGTTGTTTCCTCGATCCCAACCTGGATTAGTTTCGATTCCGACTAAGGGTTCATCAGAATCTGGATCACTTTCGAACCAGTACTCATAACTTACCTCATAGTCGTCGTCCTCCGATGCACTGTCGACTTGCGTGAATTCACTTACGCTGTCGTCACGAGCGGTGCGATCATCGGATCTAATATTATTAAATTCAAGGGCTTTACGCCAGCTAGTAGTCCTGTCTGTCATCAATTGTTGAACCCCACGATAATGGGACAAAAGCAATCTACAGTTTTCAGTTGTACTATTCATGATGTCTTTTTAAAATGGACGATTCGGATGTTTATCGTCACCCAGACGCCGAGTTTATAGTCCCCGGTGACTCTTCCGCCCGAAGGCGGGATTCCCTGGTCGGCTTACAAGCCGTTAGCCAAGGAGCTTCTCCCCCAATTTCTTGGGATCCATCGTAGGTGTCAACGCCACTAAAGAACGGAACAATGCCCGCAGAAATTTTCTTTCTTTACACCTTTGGCGATCTAACGGATCACGCACCCGAGACTATAAATTTCTATTCGCGGTTAGTCCTAGCCGCTATTCATTGTTTATACAGCAACGATGCGCATGGAACCCGTCACCGTGAGGGTTCCTGCCGCACCTGTACAAGTTGTAGTCAACACTGCACTATTAGTCCCATTGGATGAGATATAACCCGACAAACTTATAGACGCATCTTCCCCTGCGCCGATGCTCAACGCATTCTTAAATTTGCCTGTAATTAAGCCACTTCCGTCCTTTTGCAAGGTTAAGTCGAACTCAAACGCTTCTGCAGCGGAGTCGCTAGCTGTTGCTTGGACGTCTATCAGGTAATTACCCGCTGGCAATAAACACGACCCATTGGTGTTCACTATCCCTAATCCATTTATGGTGGCGGTTGCCAACTTGAGCTCATACGGTGTAGCTGTCACCACGGATTCTGGTCCGGAGCTCTGAAACCACGCAACCGAATTATTATTCGGCGCGGATGCTGTAGCCTCAAGTACGCGGTTCATGAAAAAACCCGCATACCGGACGTGCAATTCCCCAAGTGCCGTGGTCGCTGTGTTACTATCAGTAACAACATTCAGATTGCCTAAATCATAGGTCTTAATATCTGATGCGCCAGGTAGACCTCCAGGTCTTACATACTTGGCATCTGTGAAACACTGTTCCAGCTGAACTGTAGGAATTATCAAAGCCATATTCTCCCAAGGGGCACATGACTCCGCAGGTTCGGAGTCCATTGCCTGCTGCTTGGAAGTTGGCGGTGCATCTGAGGCATCAAAATCCATCGAATACACTACTTTACCCACTGCTGTTGCGCTAGTTGCATTGAGAGTTGTCTGATAATAAAATTCTAATTGAGTAAAAACATACCTCTCATACAATTGCGCTTCCTTAGATAACCAAGGGAACGTCGTTGCCTGTCCTGGATTCACCGGGTATTGTACTACCGCGAAAGTGTTTCCACCATTCACGTTTCCAATTTCCTCATCTCCATGGAAGGGATAAACTCTACCTCCCGGACGACTAGTCCCCATCTGCCTAGAAAGCGGTGATTGTTCAACCCCACTGAACCTCTCCCGCGACATTCCCATCCCCATATCATAATTCGGAACGGAAAGTCCTCTCAGTCTACCTTGCCGAGACCCACGCACCCGAGGGGCACGATTTCTCCTCCTTTGCCTTTTAGCTAAGCCTGCAGGAAATCTTAATCCAACTCGCGTCCTGCGCGTCCTCAAGGCTGCCGCTGCACCTAAATACTGCGGTGTGCCCCGAGGCGGTAATTGGGGGGCTCTCCCACCCCGTAACCTTATTGAACGATTCCTACGACGTCGCTGCGGTAAAGCAATAACCTCCATCGTTTAAATTAATAATAAATAAGCACTAAAAGTTTTAAAACAGTTATAAAATGTGAGATCCTCACACGAAAAATATCACCCACCCGGCGGTGTGTGTAAC